GCCCTCTGGGGTCGCGTACATAGGGAGCAGCCACCCGAGTTTCTGCAAACTCAATTTCACCATGTCGAAACGGTGAGGGTCAGCCCTGCGCGGGTTGTAGGGGGCTTTCCTGAGTGTCTCTATATCAACTAACTCGACATTGACGAACTTAACAATTCGGGTCATTTACGAAACTCGTTGTTGCCGGTCGTCGGGTCAGCGACAGAAGCCCACACCGAAAACAGCGACGGATCCAAAGTCAGCAACTGGCCGATCCTGTAACCCCGTTCCTCTTTCGATACGAACCCGTCGGCGATCATTAACTGTTCCCATTCGGAATACTGTTTCCCGCAAACCTGAATAGACGCCCCACCTACTTTGATGGTTGCCACTCGACGCACATCAGCCGGAGCGTTAATAGCCGCAATCGGGTCACGTTCCTGAGGGAGGTCTTTAATGATTTCCTCTATGTCTGCTGGTTCGAACCCTGTCCCGTCGAGGCTATCCAAATCCATGAGGACACTCGCTAAAGAAGCATTGTAGTAACCGGCTTTATCGGCCAAACGGTTATCTGCCAGCAAGATACGAGCCGCCTCAGCATCAGTAACATCAATAAACGTTACTGGGATTTCGTCCCACCCAAGCGACCTCGCTGCTTGCCAAGTATTGTTACCTTTCAAAATAAGGCTACTGGACTCCTGAATAAGTAAAGGACGGTACACCCCGTTGATACGCAAAGACTCACTGATAGCCCCTATGTCGCCCTGACGAGCGTTCTCAGGGTGAGGCATAACCGAATCGATAGAAACCCAATTAAGGGCATCTAAACCAACATGGCGAGGTGTTTCCCCCGAAATGTTTTTCCACTTCTTACCCTTAACCACTGGTTTAGGTTCAGGATCATCAGTAAGCCCCAACAAGTCTCTTAAATGCAGCAACGCCTCTGGCTTACCGCCGCAAGCCTCTTCTATGCCGCCAAGCCATTCATTAAAATAATCGGCTTCGACAAGCAACAAGTTTTTCCCAACATGGATTTTTTTAGTAGTGGCTTCGTCGCCGGATTGCTCCATGCCGCCGCCACCAAAAATGTCGTCCTCGCCGTCGAACTCTTCCATCTGGTAGAGGCGTTCCAACGACCGTTTGTCCCAACCAGAACCCTCAAGGTCTGGTGCTAGTTGCTCAATCAACCCAAGAAGGTTCCCGCGGTCGTAGGTAGCGAGATCCGATGTTCGGTTATCAGCCAACAAAATCCGTTTGGCCTGCTGGTCATCGACCTCCACATGGACGACAGCGATCTCGTCCCATCCAAGAGACTTCGCTGCCTTCCATGTGTGGTTCCCTGCCAGAATATTCCCGTTGCGTAAATCTACGACAATGGGAGCGTATTGCCCATTGACATTCAAAGACTCGGCGATACCGGGTACATCCCCTCTCCGTGGGTTAGACGGGTGAGAATGAACCGTGTCGATACCAACGACGAGGTCTTTGAGGTCTGGGGCAATTTGGTCCATTAGGACACCTTAATGTCTGGGTCTACCAGAACGTAAGCCTTGTTGTGTTTTTTACCGTAGGAGGTCCAACGATGGATCCACTGTTTGGTACATCCTAAAGCATCAGCGAGGTTGTCGAGGGTTTCTCCGTTGTCTCGTGCCCACCGCAAATCTCGCAGCAAACGTTTCTGGGCGTCATGGTAAGCCTTTCGGGTCTCTCCGACCTCGTCGTGGGCTTTCGTTACGCGTTTAATTATTTTAGGTGTTACTGGTTGTCTACCCTTAGGCATTTATTTCTTCTTTCGTTGTTTGGTCTCGTAGTCTTCGTCCACGAGTGTTTTTAATAAATGAAACAGTCTGTTCCATTTGATGTCATTTCTTCGGTATTTACTTACAGGTTTTTTTGCTTCTTTTTCGTAATCTGCCGCAGTTTTACCCGACAGCATTTCTAGTTCTAAAGACTCGACAGTGCGCCCATGGGCCATCTCGACAAGCAACCGGTCTCGGCTAACTGTCATCCGATGGGCCTTCTAGTTCGTGGGGTTCCCAATCGATTTCTATGTTCCAGACCTTCAGGTACCGGATCACAACCCAAGCGTCTTCCCCTCCTTGGAGAAGAGACTCGTATGGGGCCAGAACGAGAGCGGTTTCGCCTTCGTCGGTTATAACCCCACTGGATCTAATCAACCCATCGTGGGCTTCTGTTAGGACGGTTGAGCCGTCGATCATTTCCCACCCGTGGTAGATGCGGATCCGCCGGTTAGCGTTCTGCGCTACCCGAGACACCAACGCTACTGCTGAGTGTTGAGCGACCGCTCGTGCGAAGTGGTCTTGTTCGGCACCGTTCAAACTGGCAGCAAACGTTAACGCTGTTTCCCATTGGTCTTCTGATTCCATAAGTAGTTCCTTTAAAGAGTCTAAATACTCTTGAGGAATATCACTTATGCTATTATTGTTTTCCATTTGTTTTCTTTCTATTGGGTTCGTTCTACTAAACGCTTAACCAAGTCGGTTAAGACGCTTTCATTCTTTGCCTCTGCACCATCGGTAACAGCATCAACAACGATTCGTTTCTTTTCGATTAAAGCGAAAATATCGTCATCGATAGTTCCATTAGCGAGCAGGTACCACGCCGCAACGTTGTCCTCTTGCCCGATGCGGTGGCACCGGTCTTCTGCCTGATCATGCTCACCGGGCGTCCAGCCTTGCTCCACGAACAAAACATCCGACGCAGCGGTGAGGGTCAGACCAACACCACCAGCCTTCATATTGAGAACAATCACTCGCTTGGATGGATCGGTTTGGAACGAATCCACAGCAGCCTGACGGGTCTCAGCAGTGTCTTTACCAGCGACCCGAAGGCCACCGTACTGGGCAGCGATAGCGTCGACCACCGAAACGTGGTGAGCGAACACAACTAACTTACGGTCAGTACTATCAAGAAACGTGTCAATCCATTCGCAAGCCGCTTCTACTTTGCCTTCGCCAGCAAGTCGCTTCAGTGTCGTGATTTGAGACAAATGGTTCGCAGTGTCGCCGCCCGCCCCGTTCTCCGAGAAGTAAGCAAGAGTGTTTGCTTCAGCAGCACGGTACTGGCGGATAGCGTCGCCCTTGAGGTCAACGTTGACCTCTGAACGGGTCTTCGGTGGGAGTTCCTTAAGGACATCTGCTTTGTTGCGACGAACGTAGCAGGTGCGACGCAGAAGGTCGTTGAGTTCCTGAGTGTTCGCTGACCCGCTGAAATCCCACCCGAAGTTGTTGCGGGTAGCGTTGCAGTAACGCTTACGGAAGTTCCAAGAACCACCGAAGTCGTCAATGCGACCCAAGATTTCCAGTTGGGAAACCAGTTCCACGGGACGGTTCAACACGGGCGTACCGGTCAAAGCCAACACCATGCCGGTGTCAGGGATGCTCTTAGCGAGCCCCTTGAGGGCTTTGGTGCGTTTCGCAGCAGGGTTCTTAACGTAGTGGCTTTCGTCGAATATCAGCGACTGGAACCCGATGGTCCCTAACGCTTCTGCTTGCTTGGTCAAAATATCGTAGTTGATGATCACAATGTCAGCGTTTTTGACGCCAACTTTGGAATCCACAATATGAACGTTTTTGCCGGGCAACCATTTGCGGGCTTCACGCTCCCAGTTGTGCTTAAGCGATGCTGGGCATACAACTAAAGCAGGGAACGAGTTTTTTGCTTGGATGGCAGCCAACGCTTGAACCGTTTTCCCGAGCCCCATTTCGTCTGCGACGAAGGTGCGTTGCGCTTTAATGGCGTAAGCGACACCTGCTCGTTGGAATGGTCGGAGAGTCCCTCCGAGGTTTTCGATATGTAAAGTAGCGTCCGTTGCTTCGGAGTCGATGCCTCGCTGTACGGCGTCGCTAACCACATCGCTGAGAGCGGCAGTGGTGGCGTCGTCCATTTCGAAGCCACGCATGGTCGCCAAGCCGACAGCCTGTTCGGAGGAGGTCATAGGGACTACCCATACTTTGCGTTTCGTATCCCACCGGCGTCCTGTGATGGCTTTAACAGCGTCTACGAGTTCAGCGTCGTAATCGAATTCGAAAATAAGGTCACGGCCAACGAGGGTGAGTCGCCGGGTCGCTACGGGAGTGTCGACGGCTACTGCTTCGTGTTCGCGGAGAACAGCGTTGGCTGCTTCTGTGGCGGTGAAAGCGTGTGCTTCGCCGAACGCACGGAGTTGCCCTGCTGCTGCTCCGTCGATAACCCAACGGACTTGATCGGAGTCCCATGAGGAACCCATGATGTTTCGGATTTCGCTGACAAGGCCAGCGTTGTAGGTGAAGTAAACGTGGAACTCGCCGAGGTCGTAGTCGATGGTGCGTTGGTCACGGCGAGCGTATTCTGCTTGTCGTGCGTCGTCGCGGCCATCTTCGAACGTCTTGGTAGGTACGGGAAGTTCGGTGTAAACGAATCCGTAGTTTTCTAACTGGCCTTGGTAGGTGGCGAGCATTGTGTGGCAATCTGATGCCATTGCTGCTGTCCACTGGTCAGGGCTGGTGCCTGCGAGGCGGCGACCGAATTTGGTGTCGCGGCCGTTGAAGCCTACTCCGTCTTCGCTTTCCGCTCCATCGCACATAAGGGCGATGGAGGAAACGGCGTCCCAGAGGTCTTGGTAGGTGCTTTCTGTGTCTTCGATTGTAGTGTTCATGTCTTCCTTGGTTAAGTAGTTGCGTGTTCGCATTTACTACTCTACCAAAGGTTGACGGCATTCACAACTATTTAGGTGACTTCATTCGTTCTTCTTGGATACTGCGAGCCAAAGCAACCATCTGCTGCACCAACGGCTTAGAGACACCCATCTCACGGGCGATCTGCGAATAAGTAAACCCGCTACCGTCATTACCAAAATCACAAGCCTCTTTAACCGACAAAGCCCGTTCAGCAATAGCAGTACGACGAAACGCCGCCACCGCAGGGAGAACCTGCTCGTTTAATAACCGTGCCCGTTCCATCGGATCCGCAGTGTCTCGAGCCTCTGTTAGCATTTCAATTAAGTTGTTCATGTTTTTCCTGTTTCGTTGATGATTAATAATGCACGATCAGTGCCCCCGTCAACTTTGGGAGCCCTAAACGTTAGTGATAAAACAAATTTCGGACCGTCGTCTGGGATAACCCCAGCATCAACAAGCCCATCTATGCAAGCCTTCGCCACCGGGAAATGCCCGCCAGTGTCAGCCATATGTCTACGATCTTTACGACACGGAATAAACGTTACGTCGATCGCATCCACCGCAGGTATCTTTGCCTCAGTGGCCGCTTCGAACGCCGCTTCCCTCCACGCCTTAACGAGTTTCGCCCGCTTGTGGTAATGCATCCCTCGTTCCCCATTCAGGGTAAACAGTTTGCCTTCCACCGATAGCGTCCAAGTCCTCATACAAGTGAACTATACATCTTTTAGTTGCGAGCGCATCGCTTTAATCCGTTTAATCGAATCTTCCCTCGATACCGGCTCGTTTTTAGGGTCTTCGAGAACATACATGTCGGGGCCCTTCACCGCTTTCAACGTTCCCCTAAACTCTGCCCACGAAGGCCAAAACTTAGCGGTATCCATGATGCGTTTCACCGCAGCCATCCCGTCATCAAACGCGTAGGGCGACAATTTCTCCACCCATAAATGAACCTCAGGGACACTAAGGGTCTTCGAGGGGAACGCAACGCTTAGTTGCGCCAACACATAATCTGCTTCGTCTTCTGTCATTCGTTACACCTCAAGTCTTTAATTTTTACGCTGTAGCAGTC